GAGGTGAAGGTATTTTCCGTCTTCGATTGTAGCGTCAAAATCGACTGCATTCAGAGTACCGCCCGCTCCTTTACTGAGCACCTCATATGATGTCGAAACACCCCAGCCGCTTTCCAACTTCTGAATTGCTTCCTCGGTTTCAACAACACAATGAGCCATCCACAAGTCGGTGTCCGTATCATAATGCATGTCAGCCACGCGCCCACAGACAACTTGGTCGAGTGATGCTTCGAGCTGCGACTGTTCAACGTGGTCTATGATGAGCGGGATGCCGAAGGCCGTTTGAGCCATTTTCTCCAAAGACGATTGAGGCACGTGTACCCGCTCGTCTTCGTACTGGCACAAGCCGGCTCGCATACACGGGATGACGAACGTCTTTGCGTTGACGAGCTGTTTCATCGTTTTAGTCCTTATATTTTGAATTCAACTTCTCAAGCGCCTTGACCTTCACTTCGGTTTCTCGCCATTTGGTCCATGTTGTGTCCAGAATATTTTGCCCTTGTGAATACCCTCTAACATTTTGAGAGCAAAAAATTTGCCCCCGTACATTTCTTTTGATTCTCCTGTGTATTCTGCTAAATC